GGGCACGCTCTCCAGGCGAAATATCCCCGCCGCGCGATGCCCGGCGGTCCAGGCGGCGAGATCGCGCCCTACCGTCAGGATGCCCGCGATCAGCGCCTCGCGCGCCCGGGCGGGCGTGACTGCGTCGCGGATGCGGTGCTGCTCGCGGAACATGGCGGGGTCGATGTCTGGCAAGAAGCCGTCATTCGTGATCAGCGCCGGGGCTGGCGTATCCACGTCGGGCAGGACGGTCGCGATGATGGTCATAGGGACGGTCCTTAATTTCACGAGGGTGGGGATCAGGTCGAGCGACGGCCCTGTGGCCCGAAGGCCTCCCGTCTCGCGTGATCCGTCCCCGAGCGCCGGGGGCGAGCTTGGTTCAGCCGGCGGTGTCGCCGGCTTGGGATTTCGTTGCGGCAATCTTCGCCTTTTCGAGACCGCGCAGCATGGCCTTCACGCCGACCCGGTCGTGCAGATCCTGCGCGCGCGTCAGCATCGCCGTCGCGCGGTCGATCGTCGGGATGATCGCGGCGCCCGTGGACATGCCGGCCGCGCGGATCAGCTCGGCGCCGATCGCCTTGAGCAGCTTGGCGCGCGGCTGGTCGTGCATGTCGATGCCGTCGGTCAGCAGCTCGACGGCCTCAAGCACGTCGAGCGGGAAGGCATCACCGCGAACCTGCGTCTTGAGCGCGGCGTCGGCGATCTCCTCCAGCACCAGCGTGGCGGCATCGCGCTCGTATCGCTTGGGCATGGGGATCGAGAAGCGCAGCACGAAGCGGGCGAGCGCCAAGGCGCGCGACCAGTCGCCGACGTCCATACACCAGACCATGATGGTCGGCAGCACGTCGTCGGCGCCGGTCGGCTTCAGCGTGCTGGTGTCGGCACCGTGCCCGGCATCGAGCAGCCCATCGCACCATGCGCGGTAGTCGGGCAGCATCTTGCGCTTGGCGGCGACCTTGCGGTCGATCGACTTGATCTGTTTCAGCCGCTGCATGTCATGGCGCAGCCGCATGGATATCGTGGCCGCGGCGCGCGCGGGCGGCGTGTTGCCAGCGGGCACGAGCAGTTGGTCCGCCGCGGCCGGTTTGGCGACCGCGGCGGTGCGGGTGTGCCCGCCCCCGGAGGCAGGAACAGACGCCGCTTTCATGGCTAGGATTTGTTCCTGGCGTCGAGCGAAGCTCATGGCGTGTCCTGTGGGGGCGGGAACGGGGGGAAAGGGTTAGTCGCCGGCCGGCGCGCGCGCGGCGGGCGACTTGCCCATGACGATGTTCTCGATCAGCGCGGCCTTGCCCATGTCCTCGACGACATAGGCGTGGTTCACGCTCTCGTAGTTCTCGATCTGGTCGCGCTTGGCGTTGTCCTCGATCTTGCGCCGCTCTGTGCCGATCTGTTCGTAGACCGACAGGTTGGCGAGCGTGGTGATGAGGATGGCGTTCTTCGGGAATTTTGGCACGCGTACTGCGCTGAGCCCACCGATCTTTTTGTCGGCGAGCAGCACGTCGCGCGCGAGCTGCTCGGTCGCACGGTCGCCCGATGCGTTTATGATCGAGAAATACTTGTCGTTGACCAGCTCGCGGCCGACGATCGCGACCAGGTCGGTGTCCTCGCGGTAATTCTCGTGGAGCAGCTCGATGCCGGCGAACACCAGCGCGTCGATGTTGACGTAGTCGACGTCGGTGCCGACCTCGCCGGCGCCGACATAGATCGCGCCGGCCGCGGTCACGACACCGTCCGCGTCACGCGTTTCCGCCTTCAGCTCGCCGCCCGCGGCTTGGCGCTCGGGCGCATCCTCGCGGATGTGCTGGAGCCAGCCCTTGTTGACGTCCTGAAGCAGCGGATAGGCGACCGGATCGGTGTCCTTCGCCACGAACATGCCGTTGAAGCCGATGGTGATGATGTCGACCGCCTTCGCGCTGACGATCGCGTCGCGCAGCAGCGTCTGGAAATCGGGCTGATGCGCCCAGGCGTCGAGCGTCTCGTACCGGATGAGCGTGTCGAAGTCGGTCTTCTCGCAGCGATAGCGTGTCTCGTCGAGATCGCCGGGATAGCGCGGGCTGCGGTCCTTGGTGCGCGTGTCGGTGCGGCTGGCGATCGTGCCCTTCACGCCGACGCCGACCTTGTCGCCCTCCTGCGCCACGACCGGGATGATGTTGATCTTCGACAGGAAGTCGCTCGATCCCTTCAGCTTGGCGCGCAGCGTCTGCGCGATGGCCGGCAGCACCTCGAAAGCGCGGCTAGGGTCGGCGACGTTGTTCAGCTTGCCGATCTGCTGGGTATAAGCATCGTACTTGGTGCGGGTAGCGTTGAGCATCGGGGCGGTTCCTGTGAAGGCGGTCTGACGGGGCGGTCGGTGTCGGGCGCGGTGGATCAGCAGTCGGTGACGGCGTCGTCCCCTGCCCCCGATGCCGGCGCGCGCGCGAAGCCGGGCTGCTCCGTGGCGGCCAACTGCGTCTTCAGCGTCGCGAGCTCGCGTTGCAGCGAGGCATGCGCATCCGTGACCGGCTTCAGCGCTGCGGTCAGCGAGCCGCTGAACGCGGTCCGCATGTCGGTGGCGAAGGTCGCCGGATCAAAATTGTCATTGGCGGGCGTCGGCGCGACGGGTTCGGCGGGTTTGAACTTGGCGGCGACGGCCGAGAACAGGCGATCGACAATGCTGTCGACCTTCTCCTGTTCGGCCTGCTTCGCCTCGAATTCGATCGCGACGGCATCGGATCCCGAGGCGAACACCGTGCCCGGCGCGCGGTGCGAGAATTGCAGGCGCTCGGTGCCGATCGACGCAGGCGTGTCGGTAAAGGCCAGGCCGATGATGCCGAACTTGCCGCTGCCTGCATAATTGGGGGTGAGCTCGACCGACGGGAACGGCTTCTGGTCGGCCCTGGCCAGCGCGACCAGCTGGTCGTTGCCCTCGACAATCGCGTACAGCGCGCGGCGCTTCTCGCTCTTGCCGGCGATGACGATGTCGTCGGTCTTGGCTTCAAGCGAGACGACGTCGCCATAGCCGTTGAAGGGCGGCTCCGGGCTGTAGCCCGAGACATGCTCGAGGTTGATCCGCGGCGAATAGGTCGCGGGTGCGAAGGTCGCGACGCACTCGTCGATCATCTCCGGCGTGATCTTGCGGCCATCGCTGATGGTCTCGCCTTCGACGAAGGCGCGGAACGGCTTGCTCTTGGTGCCCATGGCGGCTGGTCCTCGGTTCGATTGCGGCGCGCCGGGCGCCGTTTGTTGGACCGAACAGGGACGAAGACGGTCGAGGTCTCAAGCGGCTGATCTTGTAGAATGGCATTCTACAAGAAAAGGGAGATTTAGCGGTCATTCAAAGCCTACTTGTGCATCTGATCTTGGCATAATGAATTCGAAAATGCGGGAGTGAGCCGCCGATCGCAGTCAGGGGCAATCGCGCCGGTGCCACCCATCACGTGTTGCCCCCACGGGGCGGACATCGTTCCGTTACCAAGGCAGGAACCACAGGAATGTCTTGAGGGAACCCCAGGCGTTTCGCGGAGGCAACAGCGTACCCAAGATGTCCACGCCCAACGAAAAGGCGCAAAGGTCAAATTTACCCTTTCCGCGTCCGAGCTGATTGCCCGCAGGCGCGAATTGGAATAATCCAGTACCACCAGTTATCTGGAGCAAAACGGATGGCCCGGCTACCGATTAAAAAGATCACTCGTCCTCGCGCACTTGTTCCGGCACCGAAGGGCGGCGATCTTGCGACCACCACTCTGAACGCTGCCGAGTCGCTGGCCAATGATCCTAGGGTCAAAAAGTACTTCATAGAGTCCGATAACAGCACCGGGATCACTAAAATCCGCGCGATCGGTCACAACGGCCAGAACGTCGTTCAAGGGTTGCTCGGTCCCGGGCTCAGCCAGACTTCGACATGTCGCCCGGTTCGAGACACAGCTAAAGAACGACGCGAGGCTAGAGATGCAAGTATTGTCACTTACTATGTCAAGGGGCTGAGCCAAGACAAAACTGCCGGCGCCTTAATTGCTCACAGTCTCTTGTATCAAAGGTTCTGTTGCGAGAAGGCTATCGCTAAAGGCGAAACTAACCTAGTGTTTTCTATTAAGGCCCCCGCGGCGCCGCGGCGCGCGATCGCGGTAACTCAGGATTTTTAATCCTTAAAAAATTATCTTTGCGCCAACCGAAATTATCAAGACAGCACTATTTGAAAGAGTATATCTCTTACTATTTCTTTCTTAGAGAGCCGGGCTGATTGTGTTTTGCAATCACAGCTTTCCCGATTAATTCTGTGATGCGTTTCGGTACAACAACAATCTTGGTCGGGCGCTTGATGTCACCAACGTAGAGAAATGGCGTAGCAGAATACGAAACGTCGACTACCAGATCGTTCAGACGTGCCATAGAGGTATCAATAAGCGAGTTTATGTCTTCCGCGTCAGCATTTGGGGATGCTAATTTTTTGTAGAGGCCATGAATTACTCCCAATTGATCTCGCACTCTTGCCGTATTTGCAGCAACGGATTTATCAAAGAGCCAACGAGCATCGGCGGCTAAGTTCCTCACCTTGGCTTGCGCCTTAGTTTCGACTGCCTTCTCTTGGCTGTCCGGTAGGATTGACGGTGTTCTTTTTGCGGCTTTTTTGACGGCTTTTTTGTATGCCTTCAACCATTCGATGCGACGCTCTAAAAGGGACGCGAACAGCGTTATGCGTGTAAGACGCAGGGTGATGTAAACGCCGAACAGCGCGATCGTTGCTGCCCAGACTGGGGCGGGAACCCGGGTTAGGAACGTTCCTATGAATGTAAGCATGTCCATGTCGCCATGTTATGGGACGGCTTTGTAACCTTGAAAAGGCAAACATGCGCGACCTTGCTTGTACGGTTACCGTACTCGCACATGAAAAGAGACCTTATAGCTTAACGACCTAGCCGCAATCGGAATGGCAGGTTTTAGGTGCGGGCCGCGCATTTGCGTTCATGGGCAATATCCTTAACCCGACACTCTTGTATAAACACATTCTACAAGAGCCCTAGGAAGCGGCGGG